TTTTACTAAAAATGCCTTATTAGTAGACCAATACAGAGATACTTTGCTGAATCGTATTCAAGATGCGCTGGCTGATGTACCTTATGAACCAGATTATTTAACAAGGTTAGTTGATGACATCATAGAAACCACAGACAGACATCCTGATGATCCTTATTATCTGTCAAGGGATAGAGCATTACTAATAGCACAAAACGAAGCAAACACGGTATATAACCATGCAGATTACGAATCGGCACGGCAAAGCGGAAAGCAATACAAGGTTTGGTTAACCGAAAATGACGAACGTGTTAGGTTTGAACACGCAGAAGTTGACGGACAGAGAATACCCATAGATGAGTTATTCACAGTGGGGGAAGATCAAATGAGATACCCACATGACTATAACGCATCACCGCAAAATATAATAAATTGCCGTTGTGTTTGTGTATACGAGTAAGTGGTTTTCTTTTCATAACATTATCTTCTTCAAAGCGGTGTGTCCTGCCATGTGGCACACCGCAAATCCAAAAATTACGTCCTTCGGGGCGTTTTTTAATACGCACCTATGCGACAAATAGGGAGCGCACCGCTGACTAGACAGCGTTATCAAATGTACGCAGGAAGGGAAAGGACAAATGCTTAAAAGAGAAGAAGTAAAACAGAAACTTATTGGTTGGGGCATTGAAGAACCGACAGAAGAACAGATATCGGACTATCTTGCAACAATCAGCAAAGAAACAAAATCTGCTGAAGATCGTGCAAATCGTTTCAAAGCGGACAGTGACAAGGTAAAAGACTTGGAGAAACAGATCAATGAGTTAAACAATGCGAAACTAACAGACGAAGAACGATCCGCAAAGGCAGTGGAAGAAGCTAACAAGCGTGTACTTGAATTGGAAACTACCGTCAAAACAATGCAATTACAGAAAGGGTTAGCAGAAATCGGCATAGTCGGAGAGGACGCGACTGCTTTAGTTGATGAGGACGGAAGCCTTAACATCGAGAAGTTAGGACAGATTATCGGAGCAAGAGAAAAAGCGGCGGTGGATGTTTACAAGAAAGAAGCACTTGATAACACCCCTGCGCCGGACGATAAAGGCAATCCTGATGATGGGGATGATAAGGGCGATCCACTCACGAAAGATATAGTTGATCGCGCTGTCGCTTCAAAGAAAGCAGAATCTGAAGCGGTCAGCATTATTGATTCATACAAATAGAAGGGAGAAAAGATATGAAGTATTCAGACGTATCTATTGCGGCTACACCTGAAGTTCTCAAGAGAAAACTCGGTGCAGAGTATCTTAAAGAGATCGAGATACATTCATCCGCATTTACGAACGGCAAACTTGCGGCAGGATCAGCCATAACGAAGGCCGGAAAGAAATCAGCAGGAAACGGATCAGATGTTTACGGCATCACTCTCAATGACACATACGAGGACAACCCGAACACATCCGTTATCGTTGCATTTGCAGTAATCAACGGTGCAAACACCACAGCAACATCATCAGACAGGGCGGCACTTTCCAACCTGTATTTTGAGTAAGAAAGGGGGTTCACATAATGGGTAAATTTACAGACGTTTTCGGATCATCCGTAATCGCGAGCATCTACACTGAAGCCGCATCAAACAGAATCCCTTATCTTGGCGAGGGATTTTTCCCGGCAAAGCAGAAGAGCGGTCTTAACCTCAAGTGGATTAAGACTTCAAAGGGTCTTCCTGTTTCACTTGCACCTTCTGCATTTGACGTAGTAGCACCTATCCGTTCAAGGCAGGGTCTTGAGGTAATCGACACAGAAATGGCTTACTTCAAGGAAGCTATGCTTGTTAAGGAGCAGGATATCCAGGACTACGAGACAGCAGTTGAAGGATCACCTCTTGCAAAAGAGATTCTTGACCGCATCTATGACGATGCTACAACGCTTGTTGATAGTGCAAGAGTTGTTCCTGAAAGAATGAGAATGTCACTTCTTGCAAACGCAAACGGACATCCTTCGATCACGATCGCAGTTTCCGGCGGTGCTAATTACACCTACAACTACGATCCGAACAGCACATACAGCACAAACAACTTCAAGGATGTTACAACGAAGTGGACAGACCTTGATGATTCCGATCCTCTTACGGACGTATCGGATGCGCAGGATGCGGTAGAAGCCGCAACGGGTGTAAGACCTACAATCGCTCTTATGAGCAAGGCTACCATGAACCTTCTCAAACAGAACGAGAAGATTAAGAGCGCAATTTTGGCACAGAACGTAACCGCAAACATCTTTATGACAGATGCAAGGGTTAAGGAGCTGTTCTCGAACGAGCTTGGACTTTCAATCATCGTTTACACAAAGATGTATAAGGATGAGAGTGGAAATGCCAAGAAGTTCTATCCCGACGGCATGGTTACACTTCTTCCTGAAGGCGCACTCGGTAACACCTATTTTGGTGTAACACCCGAACAGCACAGATCAGATAAGCTTGATGTGTCAATCGTTGACACGGGTATCGCGGTATCGGTTGATACGAAGTTTGACCCGGTACAGACAACCACAAAGGCATCCGAGATTGTGCTTCCTTCATTCGAGAGAATGGATGAAACATATATGCTCAAAGTTGCCGCAAACGTAGTTTACTGATAAAGGGGGTAGACCTATGATTTTTCCATTTGAAGTGAAAAAGAATGGTGTCTACTATCCGGCAGGAACGGAAGTTCCAACAGGCAGTAAGAAGGGGGTTGCAAAACCCCTTTCTTCACAGCCGGGGAAAGTAGATACAAAACCTGAAATTCAGAAAGAATCCGCTGTAAAAGAACCCGTTAAGGAGAAAGAGCGGAAGTATTCAGAAGAAGAATTGAACTTGCCTTATATGAAACTTAAATCGTTAGCGATTGCGGAAGGTTTCAAGGTCGAAAAGTCGGCAAAGGCAGATGAAATAAAAGAAATGTTGAGGTCATTATGACATACGATGATCTGTCAGAAAAAGTCTATACCAAAGCGTTAACGTATCTGAATGAGATTGAGGAAACCCCGGATAGTTTCCCATTGTCGATAGTGGATTTTGTTATTGAGTATGCAATAAATGAATCCCATTTTCCGATGGACTATACCGAGGACAAGATAGCAACTCGTTTAGATCGTTGTGTCAATGCAATGGCAATGGCTTGTATCGAAGTATATTCCAGAGCCGGGGCAGAGGGAGAGAAAGCGCATAGTGAAAACGCTATATCTCGAACTTATGACGGTGCATGGATTAGTACACGACTACATGATGTATTGCCAAACTTTGTAGGAGTGCTTTGATATGATGCGGTGTCTCAAAAGAAATAAGCAAACAATTTATTACGCATTGCTTATAGATACTGTACCTATCTATAAACTCGACAGCAATGGCAACAAGATTATAGATTACGTTGACGAGGAAACGGGCGAAACATACTACGTTGAAACGGGTGTAAAAATGCCGTTGTATAGTCCTGCTGTCATGTTTAAGGGTAACATAGCGTTTGCCGGAGCAGACCTATTACGTCAGGAGTTTGGCATTAGTGACGAACGATACGAAGCGGTATTAGTGTTAAACAAAGGACAGATACCCATAACCGAGACTTCACTTATATGGTTTGAAACAAAACCGGGTATGAAGATCATAGACGGGCAAACATACGCGGATGATGCAACGGCAGATTATAGGGTGTTAAGGTCAGTACCTTCACTCAATAATGATCGTTACATCTTGGCAAAGGTAGTTAAATGAAATACAACGTAAGCCTTGATAGTAAGGAATTATTCAAACTATCATCTGACCTTTTGAAGTATGCTGATGATTTTGAGAACAAGGTAAAAATATTCCTTGAGAGGTTGGCACAAGTAGGAATAAGCGTCGCGGTGGCAAACAGCGGCGTTTTTTCACGTTATATTGTTTATTCAATAAAGCAGGAAAACAATACCACGGTTAAGCTTGTAGCGAGTTCAGAACCCATTGAAAGCGCGTGGTATGTAAGTTCCAAAAGCGAAGAGCAACGAACAGAAGTAATCTCCCCTATCTTAATGGCTGAATTTGGATCAGGTCATTATGCAATACAAGGTACGGGAGAAGCAACAGGATTAGGCGGTCAAGGTACTCTGAATGTTTACGGACACGCCTTTGATTCAGATGGATGGTATTGGTGGTCGGAAGAAGCAAGTCAGGACGGAGTATTGAAAAAGTCAAAAAACGGACGTTTTCTATATCAATCCGACGGGTTGCCCCCGGCACAACCTTTACATAAAGCGGTTATGGCTTGCATTGAGCGAGTCGAGGAAATAGCGCGAGAGGTATTTGGATGAGTTCTATATGGATTGAGGACAGGATAGACAAGGTTTATTCGCACGTCAAAAACAAGACGGTCAAAGCACTTAAATCAAAATATCCCGACATCAATTTCACACAGGACGATTCAGAAAACGATATTGCAAAATTTCCAACCGTTTATATGTTTTTTGATACCGCAGAACGAATGTCTACCCTTGACGGTGGGGCAATAAACTCCGTTTATATGACAATTCGTACAAAGGTGAGTGTTACCAAAACGGACGGTAATGATGCCGCTCGCGAGGTAAACGCAAAAGTCCGTGATGAACTTGTAAATCTCGGTTTTATGGCTTCGGGTAGTCCAATTCCTACGGTGTCAGGGGACATCAAAGCAATAAACGCAAACTATCAAAGAATCGTTGGTTACAACGATCCAATATAACGAAGGGAGAAAAGAGATATGGCAGTAAATGAGATGGGTCTTTCGACTCTCGGTATTACTTTTGGCTATGCCGTGGGTTCTACAAAGCCTAACAGTTTTACACAGCTTAACAGAATATCATCTATTGGTGAGTTTTCTATCTCAAATGAGACAATAGATGTTTCTTGTCTTGAAGACTTAACGTCAAAGTTCGTCAGAGGACGTGGAACGATCAATGATACCATTCCCATTGTTGTAAACTGGACGGACGAGACAGAAGCAGAGTGGGAAGCTGTACTTTCCGCGTTCAATAGCAGAACATCAGGTCAGACAATGTGGTGGGAGATCATTGTTCCCGGCATGACAAAGGCGGCTTTCTTTAAGGCACAGCCCCCCACAGCACTTCCGATACCTTCACTCGATCAGAACGCGGCATTGGTTAACACCATGAACCTTGTAGCAGAAGACCTTGTTGGATGGGATACAAAGGTAAATTTCTCGTAGACGGGCTTAATGGGCTGAAGTTAGGCTCGGCAGATTTAACTCCGGCATTTGACCCGAATGTTACGAGTTATTCAGCAAACATCACTACGGCAACTACAACGCTTACGTTGAATTTGAGTAGTGGTTCAACAGCGGTTGTAAAACTCAATGGTTCAACCGTTTCAGGGTCAACAATAACGTGGACGGCAAACACCGACACGCTAACAATCGAGGTAACAAACTCGGCAAGTCAGACAAAGACTTATACCGTAACAGTTACACATACACCATAGTAAGAACAGGGCGGGGGAAACCCCGTCCTTTCCCTATGGGAATTTAGCCAAAAGGCAGGGAAAGGACAAAAACTATGACAAAATTATTCACAGTAAACGGAAAGTCTTATAAGGCAAAAGAGTTTAACTTTAATTTTCTGTGTGACCTTGAAAAAAAGGATTTATCTCTTGAGGACATAGAGAAAAGACCTATGAGCCTGATAAGAGCCTATCTTGCATTTTCAGCCGATATGTCAGAAGAAAAAGCCGGGGAAGAGATCGAAGCGCATCTTATAAACGGTGGAAAGTTTAACGATGTAGTTGATATCATGTCAGAACAGATGCAGGATTCAGGTTTTTTTCGCTCACTCAACAAGGGCGAGGAAAAGGAAGATATCGCAACTTCAACGAAGAGTGCAAAGACGAAAAAACAGTAAGTGACTACCCTTGCTTGAGAGATTATTACGAACATGAGTGGATGCCGAAAGTTCTTCCCTTGGGAACGTCCTATCAAGAGTTTTGGGAACTAAACCCCCGGATAATCAACGTAATGGTTGAAGCATACAATGAAGCCAAAAAGAACGAGATCAGAACGGCAAATATGCTTTACCATTTAGAGGGAATGTACTTTATGGATGCCCTTGTTTCCACGGTAGGCAATATGTTCCGAGGAAAAGGACAGAAAGCATTTGAATATCCCAATGAGCCATACACACTTGACCTTGAATATGAAAAAGGTCTGGATATGTCGGATGATGTTGAAAAGGATATAGCAATAAAGCGCAGGAACTTTGTTACACAGCTTAACAATATGTTCCGTGATCTTGAACCTGTTGTAGAGAGAAAAAAGAAAAATGCCGAACATTGATACCTTATCAATTCAATTTAACGCGAATGGAACGGATAAAGCCATAAATAACATCAAGTCTATGGGCTATGCCGTAAGAAACTTGGCACAATCCGTTAAGAGTATTGACGCGAGTAAGTTGTCTGCTTTTACATCTTCAATGGAAACCCTTAAAAAGAGTGTTCCGACAGAAGCACAGACAAACAGAATGGTTGCATTTAGTGAAGCAGTAAAGTCTTTATCATCTGCTATCGGTTCTGCTAACATTGGCGTTTTTTCAAAGGATATGTCTACTCTTGGCGAAGCGGTAAACACGTTCAAGAAGTCAAGTGTTAACTCGATCACGAACGCAGTAACGGCTATGCAGAATCTTCAAGCTCAAACACAGGCTACGGCAAATGTTATTTCAAATGCCATACCTAAATCATCTGTACCTATCGAAAGAGGTAATAGGGCAAATGAATCGTTAAGCCAAACAAAAGAACTTATTGCGTCACTCGACAAGGTAGAGGTCAAAGCGACCGGGGTTACTAGAATACTGTCTAAAATGGGTCTTGCTACACCCACAAAACAGTTTAAAGGTCTTGAAAAGGACGCAGAAGCCGTCCGTCAGAAATACGAAGAGGTCAGAGCCACCTTACAGAAGGGTCTTGATACAGGGGCTATCATGCACGATTCTTCTGAATACAAGAAAAAGATGGCAGAACTTGACGCACTCCGCAATAAGTATAACGAACTTATCTTGAAACAACGTGAAATGGCACAAGAGGGAAGTGCGTTTAAGATCAGCCCTACCCTCACTAAAACAGTTGACGCTTTCAAGTCAGGTTTCGCATCGGCAGGATCAGTTATCAAAAATGGTTTTGTCGGTGCGTTGCGTTTCGCAAACAAGCATATTTCATCTTTTGCAAGTCGATTAAGGAATGTAGGATCATCACTCAAACAGACCATCACGGGTGGCAATAGTGCAACCAAGATGGCTAAAAAGTTTGCTAATGAACTACTCCGAGTTTCCAAAATGTTAAAACTCATGATTACCCGTATGGCACTCCGTAAGGTTATTGCCGAGGTAGGCAACGGGTTCAAGTCATTAGCAATTCATTCAGACGAATTTAACAATAGCGTTTCTAGTGTGATGAATGGTGCTAAACAGTTGGGTTATAGTTTCTCTGCCCTTGTTTCACCGCTTATCAATGCACTTGCTCCGGCTATTGTTTATGTTATAAATCTGCTCACAAAGTTATTAAACGCTATCAATCAGGTAATGTCTGCCCTGTTAGGTTTTGGAACATGGAACAAGGCGAAGAACTTTACCGATTCATGGAGAGATTCATTAGAAGAAGCCGGATCGTCGGCAAAGAAAACCGCAAAGGAATTAAAGAAAACTGTCCTTGGATTTGATGAACTGAATCAGTTACAGGACAATAAGGATTCATCATCGGGCGGTGGAAATGCCATTGCGGATATGTTTGATACACTTCCGATTGACAAGAAGTGGAAAGACATAGCCGATTGGTTAAAACAAATGTGGGAACTTGGGGATTTCTACGAGTTAGGCAAATTACTAGGCGAGAAACTCCGGGATATGCTTGAATCCATCCCTTGGGATTTGATAAGGAAAACGGCTAACAAGTTAGGGCGTAGTTTAGCAACCCTTATCAATGGTTTTGTCGAGGTCGAAAGATTAGGCTATGACATAGGCTATACCATAGCACAGGCGGTTAATACAGTGTTTGAGTTCCTCAATGGCTTTGTTCATAAGTTGCATTGGGATTCAATCGGCAAATTCATAGCGGATGTATTCAACGGGTTCTTTGAAAGCATCGATTGGGCTTTGATAAAAGACACCGTTGTAACAGGCATGGCAGGTATTGCCGAAGCCATACAGAACTTTATCGATAACTTTCATTGGGATAATATATCAACCTTTATCATCAATGCCATTGATACGGTCGTGTCCGGCATAAAGGCTTTTGTTGACGGTATTGAGTGGGAAGATTTAGGTGTTAAGATCGGTGATCAGATCAATAAGACGTTAGAGGGTATCGATTGGAAAGACGTAGGAGAAACCATCGGGGCGGTCATTGAAGCGGCGGTAGATTGGGCTTATGGTTTGATAACCACGTTTAGTGTCGATGATGCGGTCAAGGCACTTACCGATTTATTAAACGG